CATTTGCAGATTCAATTATCGTTGATAAATCAACTAAAGAGGGGGCGCAATGCTATAAAGCTGATTGGTCAATCAATGCTGATGGTGATGTTGTGTTCTCAAACGTCAAGGCTGTTACTGTTGAAGCTGTCGTGAAGATCAAGAATGAGAATGAGGAACTCAAGGATGAATCGCCAAATAGACGCACATTGCTCAATGAGGATATAGAGACGGGGCTATTCCTTGAGGAGATAACAACTGGCAGTGGGAAGAAGCAATATAAAGGTAAGGTGAAAGTCGCACAAAAGGCTGATGAACGTAACGGGAATGGCAGAGTTTACCCAGAAAAAGTTTTGCAAGAAGCTGTTGCTAAAGTTAAAGAGAAAATCAAAATAAGTCCTATCCCCATGTATCGTGGACATAGAGTTAAGGATGGGAAAAATATCAATGATCTTGATGAGATCGTGGCTGTCATTAATGATGTAAATTATCACACGGAGGATAAGACAGTCAGCTTGGATGACATAACTTTTGTTGAAACAGATGCCGGCAAAGACATTATTGCCTTAGCAGAAGCTAATTTGGCTTTACAGGTAAGCCAAAATGGAGACGGGAAAAGCCATCTTGTCAAAAATGAAGATGGTAATATTAGCGAAATAGTGGATTCATTAAATATTGACGGCTGGGATATTCTCAGAACGGGTAAAGCGTCAGTAAAACAGGCGGACATGGAGTTCCGAGTCTTAACGGAGGAAGCAGAAATGCCAGACAAGAAAGTTCTAACAGAGGAAGAAGTAGAAGCAAAAATCAAAGCAGAACGTGAGGCACTCAAAGCCGAAATACTTAACGAGATAAAGGAAAAGAAAGAAGAGGAAAAGCCCAGAGATGAAAAGAAGCTGGACGAGGAAAAGCCTAAAGAGGACAAATCCGATAAATCTGTTGAAGCTCTCAATGAGATGCAGAAAAAGCTTGATGAGATGAATGAGTTTATTGAAACAGGTAAACGCAAAGAGGCTATTGCATTGATGGTTGAGACCGGTGAGGGCGTTATTAATGAAGCCTTGAAGGATGAGAAATATAAGGCTTTTACTGCTGATGATAAAAAGCATATTATCGGCATGGTTACAAAGGATATTCCTTCACTTTATGGCAAGGTTGACACAGCCAAGCCCGATGACTTCAAAACTGGTGTGGTTACTATGCTCAATGAGCATTATGACGAACTAATGCCGTTTGTAGCAAGGACAAGGCTTGAAAATAAGGGCTATGGCAATCCACAGGGCAATGGCATACAGACTGTTGAGGTTATTCGTGCAGAGTTACCCAATGGCGAGAGAATCGGTAAGCTTGAGGAAGCTATTGATCAGGCTCTTGATCCCGACAAAGAACATTACAAGCTCCCGAATGAGCATCGCTTCAATGGTGTTATCAATGAGGTGATGGATAGCTACTATAAAGAGCATTATAAAGAGCTTATGAATGAATCGGGTGAGAACTTCACTCAGTCGGACATCGGGGCTTCAATAAGATCAATCAATGCGGCAATCATACCAGCGGCATTGAAGAGGCTGACCGCAACTCAATATTGCAATGTTTTCTCTATGAAGGCTCTCAGAGAAGATGTTTTGATAGAGTCTTTGCTTCCAGCAGTAGGGAGTAATGGCATTCATACGAATATCGCTTTGTTACAACCGACAGAAGATGGTCAACTGTCAACCGTTGGATCAACCTTGACGGCTTATCCTATGGTTGCCACAGAGAAGGGCTTCAATACCAGGATTTCTGCGAGGGCACTTGCAACAGCAAAGAACAGTATTATTGATCCTATCGCTCTTTGCGTAGCGTCTATAAGCAAGCAGATGGCTCAGATAATGGATCAGTACATTTGGGAATGGATAATCGCAAGAGCGCAGGCATATTCTAAAGGTGAGGTAACATCTGTTGAGACACTCACACAAGTCGGGTCAACAAATGAATACCAGTCAGCCAATCAGGGCTGGATACTCTATGAGGTTTATAGAGATACCACAAGCACCAACCCGACAGATGCCAAGCTGGTCAATTTATTTGGGACAGCTGTCGGCACTCCTACATACCAACAGATAATTGTTGATAATAGCAATGGTGATGCATTCACATACGGCACACACTACACCATCAATGCCGCCGATGGCTCAATCACATTGACGGCGGCTGGTGTTACTCTGAAATCCAGCTATGATATGCGAGCAGTGTATAGCTATACCACCAATGCCAAGTTCTGGTCTGTTACCGGTGGTGGAAGCACTGTAACGCTTTATGACTGGTTGATGAATTTGCAACAGAAGGTCGGGCAGACAAAGGCGACAATACGCGGTCGTGGCTATGAACCTGATTTCTCAATTACCGATATAAATGTTGAGGATTTGATCTCGAAGGGACCGCAGTTTGACGCTTCCAAGGCACAGCCGGGAAGCATTAAAGATGCGCTTGGTAATGTCAAAACTTATGATGGGCTTCCGATTGATAGGGCAGGTTGGCTGCCTTCTGGATGGCTTCTTGTTGGAAAGAAAGGAACACTCGTTGGTGGGGCGCAGTTCGGCATACATACACCAATGATAATGAATGGTCCCAAACTAACCGCAACATATACTTATCAGGACTATGACATGCACGGATTTGATGCCATTGATTATCCGAATAATGCAGAGACAATGCTTGTCGGAATAACTGATTTGGCGAGTCTATAAGCCATAATTGGCAGATATAAAGCATGGCTGATTAATTTCAGCCATGTATATATAGGAGATAGGAAAATGATTACGATATTACAGAATCTGCTTGCCATTTATGGTGATACTGAGCTTGTGGGACCAAAAGTATCAAGCTCGCAGATGGTAGGCGAGAATAACGCAGATAATGTTGATGACGTTGAAGCTGTTGCCGGAGCATTGACTGATGTGGCTGATGAGACCACCGACACAGCAACTTTAGTTGGTATGAACAGAGCCTTGTTAGCAAGGGCTTTGCCTAGAGAAGTATTCAAAACTGCTGAATTTACAGCAGGTGTGGGAACTGGCGATATTGGAACTTTCGCACTGTTTACTGTTACAGGTGCAGTCAGAGCGAAAATCACCGCGATATGCACAGACACGCTTGTCGGTGCGGCAACATTGGAATGTGGATATGCAACAGCTACCGCAGCTATCATCGCACAGATAGCTGACGCCACGGCTCTTGCTACCGGTGAACTCTGGTATGATGCAACCCCGACAACGGTATTCGATGCTGAATCAGCTGCGGCTCTGGAATTTGTATTAGGCGATGGACAGGATATATTCTTAACCATCGGTGCGGCAAATCTTACTGATGGAACTGTCGTTTTTAAGGTCGTATGGGAACCTTTGACACCCGGAGCGGCTGTCGTAGCGGCATAATATAAGTTTTGGCTACCCCGATCACCCATGATAGCCAAATAGGGGCGCAACAGCCTCCCCTGTTGCGTCCCACCCTTTAAGGATGTTTAATAATGTCCAGCTATACCAAATCATCATTTACAACATATATTAAGACAAAATCAGCTTTGCTTGCCAGCTTTGCAGATGCAACCCTAAGCACATTTATTGACTCGGCGTTGATAGAGTTCAGCCGAAAGAAGCCTGAAAAACGTATTGATGCAGATAACGAGTATGACAGTGATACGAACCCTGTTGATCTTCCCGATGATTGTCTTGATGTCTATGGCGTGAGAGATAGCGACTCATTACATGCTATATCATGGTCACTAGAAGATGAAGGCGATGGCAATAAACTAAGACTTGGTTCAATTCAGTTGCCATCATACATAGATGAGATAGAGCAGAGCTTTTATATTGATCCTACTACAAGTGGAACGGTATCTGGCACATCATTCACGACCTATGACATTGAATATTCAATCCTACAAACAATGTCAACCATTAAAAACACATATCTTGAGACATTATTCAATCACATTTTATATCAGGCATGTAGCTACAAGGCTGAACAGATAGCTATGTCAGCTGGATCGCAAGAGCAAGTGAATCAATTAAGGGTTTCGGAAGCATCTGGCGAGTCGGTAGAGTCAACCTTTGCAAGCTCAAAGGAAGTTGTTACAAATCTAACAACATTAGCTGAATCTTATCTTAAAAAATTTAATGATTCCGTTGGTAATGTCGCTTTTGGCATCAGATCATAGAGGTAATAAAGATGGCAGAGATAGCGTTGTCGGCAACAATAGATATAGAGACGGTAATGACATGCAGATTGACGAAACTAGAATATATCTGGTCGTCAACAAGTGACATCCAACGGTTTTTAAATGATGAAAGCGTGATTGATATAGGCGACACATATCCAGAAAATGACGCACAGTATATGGAGAATGGCGTTGTTCGGGAGATTATAGCCTATCTGTCAACAGTCTATGAGATAGACGAGGATAGCAATGTTCTATTACTAAAAGAGTTGACTGCGATGCTGACGGCATCAAGGATCGGGACGGCTTTTAGCTCGGCGATAAGCAATGATCCTGTCAGTTGGGCTTATAGATACGAAAATGCTGTCTGGGCATCACTCAAGCAAAGGTTTATCAATCAGGATATATCTGAATTGACAACAAGATCGGTATCTATGGTGAATCGGCTGATAATGTCAATGAGACATGAGAGAACGATAACGCAAGAGGTGAGATGATGAACGAAACAGTTGTGCATGTTTCCGATAGTGGTAAAAAAAACCATCCACAAAAAGGCTTGTTAATCTCAAAAAGCGTAAACGTTGCGAGACGTGCAAATTTTGGGATATAAGGATTGATAAAAATGGATTCAAGGATGTTGAGTTCGAGTTTTCAGCAGGTGCTTGCAAAAGCCCAAAACTGGGCGATAGGTTTAATGGCTCTGATTCAGCTATAATTAATGTTCCAAATAAATCGGATGGGGTGCCTATTGATTTACTCACAGGTGAAGATTTTTGCTGTTGCAATTATGAGGAAAAATAATGCCTATTTCAATAGAATTTGACATTGATCCACCATTAGAACGCCTCAAATACTGGATAGAGCATATTGAACGGGCGGTTATCAATGACCTATCCGACTTCTGGGATGGATGGGCGAGAAAGATTGTTGTTGAGGAGACCGCAAGAATATTCGCTACCGAAGGTTATGGCTTATGGTCTCCACTATCAACGAGATATAAATTGAGAAAATCAACGCTGTATCCGGGCAGAACGATGCTAAGGACAAGGGACGTTTATTTCAGGGCATCAACACGAAAGGGGTCGCCGGGCAACTTATTCGAGTCAATGTCATCGGAAATGACGTGGGGCGTTGACCCGAATTACTTTCAGGGATTGACTGGTTATCCTTATCCTTACGTTTTAGAGAAGGGTAATACCGAAGGGACGCATCCACCACGCCCTGTTTGGGCGTTATTGGCTGTCTCAACACAGCTACATCAAAACTTGGTCAAGGGGCTTAATGGTTATTTGCATAAGAAGATTAAGGATGAAACAAAGAAGGTTTATAAATAATGTTCGCTTTACCACCATTGATATACAACAGAATAGACACCATTCTTGACGTTTTCAAGGTTAGTGGTGGCACAGCACCATATAACTATTTCAAGACCAAGCAGAGGGGCTTTGCACCCATTAATGATGATTTACTACACCCATCTCAATTCCCGTGGATGTTTCTTGAGTTCGGTAATACCACAGCACCATCATATCCCGTTACGAATAATATGGAATATGACTTTACCTTAAACCTTGTGGCTATGACCGTTGCGGATAAGGGCAAAATAGGCGATCTGGTTGTCAGTGAGAGCCTGAACGTCAATAAGGGCATAATTGATATATTAGCAGATATTGGGGCAGTATTGGGGGCGCATAAGCGCGGGGGGGTTGGTGTCGCAGGCGTTATTGATTGGCGCTGGGGAGCGACACGACCTATGGCAAACATGATGTATATGACACCTCAGAATCTTAGCCCGTATGTAAGAATTATACAGATAGATTTGATATTTCAATGTAGAGAAAGGATTGTGCCATGAGTGTAGAATTGATAAGAGCAAAAAAGACATCCGCAGTCATAAGAGACTCGGCGGTATTGACGACAAGTTATGTTGCCTTACCTTCTTTTGATTTCAAGGGATATAACAAATTGATATTATTTTGCGAGTTCACAAAGGGATCATCAACGGGGTTTCGGGTCAAGATCGAAAAGTCAGATGATGATAAGGTATTTGTTCAGGAAGTAGAAAAAACACAAGCTGGTGGAGCTTCCTCTTATGTTTTCAATGAGCATGAATTTTTGACTTCTGCATCAACTGCGAATCCCGAAATCCCAATAAGTCCTATTGAGGCGGACTTCATCAAGGTTTCTGTGAAAGCTATGACTGATGCGACAAATACGCTTTTGAAGATAACCGTAGTCAAATCATGCATGGAGTATTAATATGAAAAAAACATTATGTATATCCATCCTACTTTTTGTGTTATTCGCCAATTTTGCCTTTGGACAACAGATAGCACACCAGCAACAGCGATATGAGTTATTAAACTGGGTCAACGTCAGAGAATCACCACATGGCGCAAGAGGTGATGGCACGACTGATGATTCAATAGCCTTTATATCGGCGTGTGCGGCGGCGATCAATAAGATACTGTATGTGCCACCCGGAACGTATAAGCTTTCAAATAATGTTACAGCCGGGGCAACGGTTGAAATATGGTTTAGTAATGGTGTAACGTTATCGGTTGACAATTTAAAGACCTTTACCATATCAGGCAAATTCCACTCACCATATATCCCCACCAATATAGGTTTAGGGACATTTGATTATTCAGGTGCAACATTGCCAGCTTCTCCCGGAGGTTCAGATACCCAAGTTCAGTTTAATGATGGAGGAATCACTTTAGGAGGAGATGCCGATCTTACATGGAATAAATCAACTAATGTTCTAACCACAACAGGAGTCGTAAAAGCAGATTCACTAAAAATAAATGACAGTGATGATACAAATACTCTTGAAATTAAGACGACCTCAAATCTGACAGGCGATAAGGCATTAACCGTTATAACAGGCGATGCTGATAGGAGTATAACGCTTTCAGGAAATACAACATTATCCGACTGGTTCGATCAGGGGGTTAAACAAGCATCAAGCCCAACATTCGCAGGAATGACTTTATCCTCTCCACTGGGCGTTACAAACGGTGGCACAGGCTTGGCAACGACCACTGTTAATCAACTTCTCTATTCTTCAGGGGCAAATACTATCGCAGGGCTGGCAACCGGCAATGATGGTGTGGTAGTAACAAGTGCGGAGGGTGTACCTAGCATATCAACTGATCTGCCGACAGGGATCACCGTTGGCACGAAATATCCATATAGGGCGGAAGGCACGGATGTGCCTGTTACTGACGGTGGCACGGGTGCTAGTGACACCACAAATGCCCGAAGCAATCTTGGGCTTGGCACTATATCAGTTTTAGATAGCCCCTTGCCAACTGCCAACGGTGGGACAGCAACTTCATTAGATATGTTCATGGGACTCTATAATAGAGAGCGATCGGATAAATGGCAAATAAAAGGACGTTCAACGGCATCTGACCGATACACTTTGCAATCACCTGCGAAGTTGGCTGTTTATCTAAACAGCAAAGTATACACTATAACTGCACAAACGGATTATGATTTATCTCTCGAAGCGACATGGGACAGTATAGGGACTGATTATCGCGTTGCCGCTACTCGCGCAGGTGTAGACTTTTATGTTTATGCCTGTGAGCAAGCAGGGAATGTGGCAAAGATACTTGTTTCCGCTAATGCTTCAGCCCCAACTGGCTATACAGCCACTACATCAAGGCTAATTGGCGGATTTCATTGCCTATGTCTTGCAGTTGGTACTATATCAGGACATGCTTTAACGGACTTTGCTACGGGAGATATTCTGCCTGAAAGCATCTGGGATTATAACCATCGCCCCGTGTCATCGCCAGCAGGGATGGTATTTTCTGAGAAAGCAAATATCTGGGTAGATGTTTATTTAGCGAGTGGCACAGGCGCAAATACAGCATCTGTTTTCAATGGGACAATTTCAGATAACCGCAACTGGATGGATT